CCAACACCCCAAAATCCTTTGCGATTTTAGCCAGGATCGTGTTGGCCGTAACGTCTTCGGAAATAACGTTGGCGAAGATGGACAGGGCCGTGATACCGATAGTCCCAAGGATCATCGTCAAGGAGTTCCCCGCAGAGGCTCCGTTTTGAATGATCGGAACAGCCGAGGAGCAAAGGCCAAGGATAAAATCCTTGAGTACCTTTCCCCACATCGTAAGGGGACTGCAGTCCTTGGCCACGGTGTTGGTAACCACACCAAGAATCATGACTACAGCCGAGGCGATAAACATCGCAATTTGAAGTGCGGATCCATTGGGGGCAAACAGCACCCCAATGAGAGCCGGGAGAAGACTTAAGCCACCATCCTTTAACGCTTTCAGGGCATCCTGGATCATTGCATTACTCCTTGTTTATTGTTACTCCGCTTTTGGGCGGGATTGCTCAAACATCTGCCAGTCTAACATGCTTTTAAACACGCAGGTTGGATATTTGCTTCCGAGGCCCCGTTTTACACCCCGGCAGCCCGCGTTGTATCCACGTTCAGCCTTATCTGTATCCCCGTGGTATTTGTCCAATAAATACCTCATCTGGCCGCAGCCCAGGAAAAGATTTAATTCCTCATTGGCAATAAGTTCATGGGCCAGGAAGTCTGGAATCGGGAACTTTTTAGCCCGTAGGCGGACCGCTTCGTCCTGAGCCGTGTCTACGGTTAGTCCAGCCATACCGAAAGACCAGCCCTGGTGCTTTAGTTTTTTGAACCGAATCATGTTGACCCAGTTGCTCTCCCATGAAAATTGGGCGAAGGTCCGATCAAAATCGAGGTTGAATATAAAGCAATCCATGGCCAAGGCGTCAACCAGGCCAAGAGCATGGCCGAAAGACATTTTTCGAGTGCCCTTATAGTGCTCTGAATAAAGCTTCTTTATCCAGGCAGCCGCTCTTTCTTTTTTGTGGATGCTTAGGGCTTGGCAATGTATTTGAAATGCCCCAAACAGGAACCAGAGGATTCCGATAAGGGACAGGATTATGTAGAACTTTTGATTATTGGTGGAGGGAAGAGGAGTAAAGGGGTGGCGCATGGCCTAGTCTATGTCCCCGTTGTACACGGCGCTGTATTGGCCGTTCCAGGCTTTGGGGTCAGGGGGGATAGAGTTATTTGGAATGAATATCCTTCGCCCGGAAGCCGGTCCGCCGAGTTGAAAATGAACCCACGTAGCCGTGTAGCACTTGTTTTCCAGGTAGATTTTGAGTTCCTGCATCAGGTCCAGGTGAAGAAGAACCCAGGTCCATAAGGAGCCGTCCCTGTCCGAGATGTCGCAGGCCAGTCCCTGCAAGTGTTTCGAGTTGGGGGCCCCCCCACAGGCTTTATTCACCACAGGTGGCCTCCAACCTGAATTCACGATCATGGGGTTTCCATAGATGGTTCGGATTTGGTTCATGGGGACCAGGAGGGTGTCCAAGTTGTCTGATATTTGCTGCGTGTAGTCGGAAGCGTAGGAGACCCCCTGGCCTTGGAGCAGTTCAGTTTTTAGGATAGGCATTAGATAGCCCTTTTTTTAAATTCAGACAGTGACCTGGCATCTTCCCTGGCAACGCTGTTTTTAATTAGATCGTCCACATTTAACATGGTTTGGCTGTTTCGGACTATCGCCGCATGAGTTTCATCAATCACACTTTGATAGTTTTCAATATTGATCGTGTTTTTTGCCGCAATTATTTTTAATTCTTCGATAGAGATTTCTATAACCGAGAACCGATTCCTAAACTCCGAGTTTGTGTTTTTTAAATCATCTTTCACTTCTGCAACCCTATCCGCCACATGCTTTAAAGTCGTAGCCGCAACTTCCTTAACACTCTCTACTTTTTGAGCAACTAGCTTTAGGCTATCTATTGACGCTAAGTTGGACTCATCTTCCTTTGATTGGCCTCTCAGCCACACAATCAATCCACCAACCATAGTGATGAGTACGAGTAACACCCCTGCGGCGGTCAGATAGATCATGATCCATTCAGGCGTCATTAGTTTTTCTCCGGTGCAGGGGCTAATTGATTCCCAACAGGTGAATTTGGGTTCAATTGGTGAAACCTATAGTTCTGATATTCCTTCAATCCCCACATGAACGCAGGGACAACCAAAATGCAAACCACAATCAAAAGAAACAAGGCCACACGTTGAGCTTGCTTGTCTTTTATCCGTAGGATAATGGCCGCTTCATTGAAAAGAAATCCAAGGGGCTTGATTAGTAGTTTTAGCCAGGACATTTGGGTTCGCTCCTTAGTGCGCCACATAAATAACGATTGGCGTCAAGGCCGTGTTTAAAACCGTCATTGGGCTACACATAACAACAGTCGGAGTGGCACCGGGAGTCGGATTAATTTGAACGTTGTATTTAGCGGCCACTACTGAGCCAGCACCAACATAGGTTCCAATGGTCACGGTTCCAGTATTGATGTTTCCGGTAAACAAATCATGCCCATAGCTTCCAATGTGAACTGCCCAATCCGTTGTTTCGTTTTGTCCTTCGTAAGCGCCTAAATTGGTTTGATAATTTCCTTGGGCGTTCTCACCTGCGCTTTTCCCAACATAGACGTTGTATTGCCCCGTGGTAACGAACTTTCCGGCGGATGTTCCTACAGCAACATTATCTGTACAGGACGTGCAACCGTTTAGCGCATAAGCTCCAAAAGCAGAATCGTCATCGGTGGTTGTAGCCGCGGCAAACGCCAACGCTCCATCAACCGTGTCATAAGAAGATGAAGTCATTGCTTGACCAACGTCTATTCCCATTAGGTTGCTGTAAGTTAAACTTTTTGCAGTTTTGGCTACTCCTGCTCCAATTAAAACATCGCCCCCGCCGGTTGTAACTGAATATGCGCTGGTTTGACCTACGACGACCGAATAAGCAAAGTTGGTTACGGAGTTAGACCCACCGTTCCCATCGCCAATCCATAAGTTTTCAGAAGCTCCAGGACCATTTATGTTATTTGAACCCAACCCAAAAGACATGTTCGTACCACTGTAAATCGTATTAGACAAAACAACGTTAGTGGCAGTAGGGGTGGAGGTAGGAGTGGGAGTGCCTGTTACAGTTGACGTGGGTGTGTTGGTTATGGTCAGCGTATTCGTAGGCGTATTAAACGTCCCCATCTGATACGGAATCCATTTGTAGCCCATTTTTTGGGAGTAGTCGTACCGCTGCCCCGTACTGGTATCAATCGCCTCTGTCCCCTCTGCTGGGGTTGGTATCGCAGTCATTGTGGCCACATTGCCCGGATACAAAACGGCCCCCACTGGCCAGGGGAGCAGAAGAAGCCCAAGTAAAAATAATCGCCTCAAGTCAGAAATGACCATGCTCCAGCTCCTGTTCCACCAAGATAGACACCGATTTGATTCGTGTCCGTAGCGAATCCAAAATCTCCCAACTGGCAGCCAGCCAGGTTTGTGGCCGTCATCAAAACCATCTGAGCGGTAGTGGCCAGAAAACGTCCTTGGTTTCTCCACAGTGAATTTAAAGCATCCCAGCGCCAATGATACCCGGTATCAGCCGTATAAGCCACATCCCCACCTACCAGGCCTGTTTTTGTCAGTAAGTCCGCATAGCTGGTCGCAGTGTACGTGTAGACTCGCGTTGTCATAATTTTCTCACGTTAATGGCCATCCATCCTTTTTCGGTATTTTCCGGTTCAAACTCCACTTTTTCCCCAGTCTGTAAAACCTTGAATCCATCCATTTGGATGTTTTCAAAGTGGATAAAGAAGTCTTTGCCAGTTCCATCTTCGGTAATGAAGCCATAGCCTTTATCCTGTCGAAACCACTTGCAAGAGCCGGTGGGCATTTAACTATCCTATAACAAAGTGTAGTAAAGCCTGTACCACTGTCCGTTTAATCCCACTAGCTCAAAACAAGAGGCGGCCTCGTTCACGGCGAAGGATGCTACTGCCCCCCCGCCGTCCTGAGAGTAAAAATATACGACAGGCGTAACGTAGGCTCCTGGACCGGAATTAATAAACAATATCCTTTTCCCAGAACCTATTTTCGGAAGGGCCACGTATACCGGACCTGCGCCCCCTCCACTAAAGCTAGTCGTATAGTATATCCCGCAAGAACCCGGCATGTGGATAGGGCTGCCGAGGGATCCGAGAGGGGCACTTCGGACTGTATAAGAATCAGCTTTTGGAAAAGTGGGGTCGATTTGCTGAAATTTGAGATCATCAATCCAGAAACTACCTGCCACTGCGCTACCCGGAACACCCCCTGTTATTAAAACGCCATAAAAAACAGCATCGCTTGGGGGCATTTGGAAAAGGGTGTTGTCCCCATCTGGAGACGCGATACAGCCCTCAGCGAACGTCCAAGTGGATGGATTTCCAGTGGCCTGGGCCCAAATCACGGATTTCGGCGTAGAGCAAGCCGTCCCATCTTTTTTGAACCACAGGATTTCAATTTTATTAGACATCGTGGGAGCGCTGGATTTGTACCAAAAAGAAACGTAAAGCCCCTGTCCAGGGTTGTAGGGGATTTCAGTCTGAGATTGAAGGAATCCGCCACCGGCTACTCCACCTGTAGCAAAATAAAACGAGTTTGTCCCGCTGGCCGATGTGCTATTGTCCACTCCCCCGGTGCCCCCGGGATAGCTCGTAAACCCCCAACCGTCCGGAATGGTTCCGGAGGACACCTGTTCAAAATTAGAGTTGCCGGGGGAAAGGACGTTTCCAATAACGGAGTTAAGGTATTGAATCCATTGCCGTACAAGGATAGCCCAAGTCAGTCGGGTCGCTGTTTTTGGTAAAGGATCAACTATGGTTACAGGAGGCAATTAGAGAGTCCTTTCAAACCAGCTGAAACAAAACGGATACTGGCTAAAACCAAACGGACACCAGCTCACTATCCGGGTCGGCACTGTCAACAAACCCGTTGTCATCAGACCACCATCCACAATTTTGAATGGTCCAGGCCTTAATGGCTGGATCCCAGGCATCATTCCAGTCTAGGGAACCTGTCCCGTAGCCAGCCAGGTTGGCGAACCTGACCGGTATACCTTCTTCCCCGGACGTGAACCCGTCCTCCTCAACCCAAAAACCCGTTTTGTTGCTGAAGTTATGAAGATTGGATAAAGTGACCTCCACGCCGGTCCCGCCGTAACTGCCCACGTTTGATCCAGCAGAACTGGCCGCAGAGCCCTTATCTACTTCCACAATCTCAAATATATCGTCCAGATTGTGCCTTGCATATTGTATATGAATCTGGTTGGTAGGTGAAAGCAAAAGAGCGGACCACGGGAGATTTATGGTGTATATTCCAGGCTTCTGCCCAAGGAACACCAGATTTCGAGTGGCCCAATACTCCGCATCCTGATCGTTGGACACCCCGATGTTTTGAGGTCCAACACTTGTGAGGGAGGGTTGGTTTTTTGAATATTGCGTGGCCACTTTATCCACGACCAAGGTTTCCCCCCACTTATCCTGAGTCCTTGTGGCATAGTTTATGGTGACTTCACTTTGACATTGGAGGTTCGGCTTTACTTCCGAAAAATCAAGGATGGAAAGATCATCGAATAGTGGCAACCCCTCTCCAGCCAGGGGGACGAAAACCACATAGTTGAATAGGCCGTTGGCGTCTACAAATAAGTATGATCCAACCACCTGGTTAATTATTTGGGCTACTGCGGCCAGGGTTTGATTGGTGTTCAGGAAAAGGGACGGCACCAACATGCTTTGTTCTGTGGCCGGGGTTGTACCGCCAATAACCAGATTTTGTCTGGAGGTGCTGAATGATCCTGTATTAACTTCCGTTTGACCGCATTGGGCCAGCAGGTCCAACATCATGTCCGAAGCATTGCTCATCCAGGAACCGTCCGCATTCGGCTTCCCATGAAAGTCCACACTTACAGCAGATTGCCCGTCCCAGCCAGGGAGAAGAAATTCACCGGCAGATAAATACTCCGCTCCAACGGATATCGTGTCCCATGTCGTGGCCGCGTTGGTCCGAACCTCATCAATGGAAAATATCGCGTGGTCAGCAACTTTAAATCTATTGGTGCCAACATCGATGCAAACAGCAGGAGCCCCATAAATTAATCCGTAGGCCCAAGGAACAGGGGTTCCAATGGCCGAGTCCTGGGAGTTCATGCCCGGATATAGGTCAGTGGAGTAGATGTTTTGTGGAAGATTTTGAGTAAGTTGTTGCTTCGTTTCCAAATTGTTCATGATGAACTGCTGGTTCGTTTTTTGCCAGTTGTCGTTGAGCCAGGTGCCGACACGCTCATAGTCAGCGTAGTCCATGAACTGACCCAAGGCCGGATTGTCCGCCCCGAGGAGGACAACGGTCTGTCCCCCGTCCCAGTCCAGGTCCGTGTAGGAATCAAAAAACCCATGAAGCGTTTCGTCCGGGGAATTATCAAAGGTGGTCGTCCCACCGGCTATTTGACCCACTCCGGAAAAGTCTTGCTCCACACAAAGAGATATTCCGGGGACCGTCACTAAGACAGGGTGGTAAAAAATTCCGTTGAATATCTTGTCCCCATGGTCAGCCAGGTAGAAAGTCAACTCCAAAGTAACCGTATTGGCGTCCTGCCTGGGGTCCGCCCCAGCGGCCAGGTTGATGTAGACATTCACCTGATCCCAATAATACGAGTTGGGCATACCTACAACAGCTTCGGGGCTGTGCACTAAGGTTAGTGGAGTCTCATTGAAGTTAGCCCCTGTCACAAACGCTTCCCCATCAAAGGGGAGGGGGGTCCAATATACCCAACCTGTTTCAATCAGCCCTAATGTGTCCCCAGAATCATCCACCAGGAAATTACCGGCATCGTCCAACAATCCACTGGCCAGATCCGTATAGTTCCAAAACTTGACTGTACTTAGCGCGGAGATTTCAACCAAGTAGACAGATTGGAGGTCTGTGGAATTATAAAGAACAGCCGACAAACTCACAGCTGTTCCTCAAACATGTATGCGACTACCCAATAGGTCTGTGTGGGGGACACCACGGAGGTTTGCTTTTTATGTGAGGCCTCCAGCTTCACGTAGTAAATTTCTTGGTATGGGTCAACCTGATCGATCTGAAGAAAGAAGTTTCTGTTCTGGCCTATTTTGGCAAAGATATAGTCCAGTTGATTAATCACATTTTGGGCCATGGGGGGAAAAGTCAGGGTTATTTGTTTAAATTGTGGCAGCACTTCCACAAAAGTCTGAAGGCCCACACCTTTGGATTTATTGGACCCATCAATTAGCTCGATTAAAATACCATTAAAGGCTGGTGCCTGGGGGATGTCGTAAGTTTGGCCAAGGAATATCCTGCCCACATCCCGCGTTTGGCTGGCTGCTGATTTGTAGTATTTGAATTGCCAATAGCGATAGGTCGGGGCCCCCGGAGTTGTTTCAAAATACCCCTCGAAATATTGGTAGGGGGACTGAGCATCCGTTATGGAACTTTGATTCAGGGTTTGGGAAAATGGAGGCAAGGACCAGGAGTTGACTGAATTCCCGGCAATGGTCACCGGACCGTCCCCCCAATCGCCACTGGTGAATCCGGTGGTGTCCCCGCTGGTCATCGACCCCTCGTTGAGGGTTGTAAAGAAAGCTATGAAGGCGTCTACCGAAACAGGTGCCCCAAAATCTATAGTCAGGGTTTCCGCGCCTAACGTGTTCCCACTCCTCCAAACACGGCTGCGGAACTGGGTTTGAACGTTGGAGGCCGGAAGCATTTGGGCATAGGAACTGGGGACCAGGGAAGAGGCTGGTAAAGCGTCAAAGGTCCGGTTGTCCCAGAATAGGCGCACACTCATGGATTCATCGCCTGTTTTGAAATTGCCCCAGGATGAATGACCACTCTTCCTTCACGGGAAGCTTTGGCCACCGCTCTTAACCAGGGTTTGGAGTCTAGGTAGGTGATAATTTGAAAGGTCGGGGAACCCGAAGAACCTGATCCAGAGGCGGTTGGATCAGAGCCTCCTGCGCTAGAAGGTGCTCCACCCCCAGCGCTGGGCTGGACCCCTACGCCCATTTTTCCATTACTGAGCCTAGTTACAGGCAAAATAACCTCTGGGCCTGCTTCACCTACGGTGACCGCTGTGGCTTGATCAAATACTCCCCCGTTGGCCATAGCAGGCATACCCAACGCGGACACTGCCCCAATCAGCCCCACAATAAGGGGAATAGCCAACAAGGGATTGGCATCCAAAAAAGAAAAGGCCTTGGCTATGTCTAACTGAACCTCTAGGTACTTTATTCCCCACTGAACCACGGAGTCCAACATGCCTGAGAGAGCTTTACTTGTGATACTTCTCCAATCAGCCGCACCCGTGGTCAAGGAATCCGTAACTCCTTTAACCATGTCATTCATCGCGGTGTTCATGCCCTCAAACAAGGTTTGCCCAAACTGGTGCATCTTATTGAACGCCTCAAACCAAGTTTCCTCTATCTGCTGGGATGTTCCGTCGTTATTTTGTGTCTGCTTTTTAAGCTCACCTTTTTGATATGTCGTAAGCCCTGCCCACCACGTTTGAATGCTTCCTATCGCCCCACCGGCCACAGATTTTATTTTGTCGTAAGCAGTTTGAGCCCATCCGGCCATGTCGTTAAAACTTTTACCGATGTCCACAGAGGAGTTCATTGAGTTAGCCATGTTTGTCTGCATGTCTTTGGACGCTTTTTGAACGGACATACTAAGTTGATTAATGGCCATCATGGAAGAGTCCCCGAGCCCGGGGATGTGGGATAAAACCTTTTCTATGGCGATTCCAAAACTAAGGACACCTACTTGCAGTGCGTCCCAAAGATACAGCCCCAGGCTTTCTATCGATTCCCAATTATCATAAAGTAGTTTTCCAACAACCACTACTCCAGCAACAGCGGCAATCCAAGGTAACAGTGGGAAAATCATATCTATAAAACTAGCCGCGAGAGTCATCGCCCCTTTTATAAGCGGCCCAAATATATTTAGCAGTGCGCCCCCAGCAGCAGACATCAGCTTCCAAGCCCCTATCGCTGGGCCTATTGCTCCCAATAGTGCTCCTAATCCAACGATAACGTCCTTATTGGTGTCTGACAGCCCTTTAAACCACGTCATAACATCCCGTACCACGTTGTCCAAAGCATTGAGGGCTGGCACTAACATGCTCATGATCGTGCCGCCCAAAGGAACAAGGGCCTCGTTCATGTCAGTGAAGTCTCGCTTCATCTGATTTGCAGGCAACTCAGCCATCGCTTCTGCCGATTTCCCATAAGCCTTGTTTAAATTACCCATGATAATAGTTTGGGCATCCCCGATTTTTCCCATAGCCATGTCATTTTCTATTGCTTGCCTTTGAGCCGGAGAAATGTTGGCTATCGACAGGCGTAAAAGATTAAAAGCCCTAGTTGGGTTCTCCAGGGCCGCTCCTATTTTTTGGCTGGCTTCTGCCAACGATGTCCCGGACTCCATCGCAAACCCGACAGCATCATTAGCCGCATCCTTAAACGTGTCTCCTGAGATGTATTGGAATTTCAGTAGGGAGTCTATGACCCCCTGCATAATGGCCGTCTTACCCATACCAGATATGACGTTTAAATTCGAGGCCATCACAGTGAGTTCTTTAGAAGAGAAACCAGATGCATCCCCGGTGCCTTGTATCTCCGCGTTCATTTGAGCAACGGCCTGGGTGCCAGCGTTGAAAGATTCAACTGCCGTTTTGGCCAGAAAAGTTAGAGGAACAGTTATTCCAGCGTCTAAGGCCAATCCTGTGCTTTTAAAACTATCCGCCATGGAGGATGTTGCTTTGACAGTAGCTTGTTGCGCGGAAGACATAGCGGCAGTGTATCCGGAAGCATCTCCTGTTATTTTTGCCGAAATGTCATCTATCGTGCTCATTTTTTATCCGGATACCTTTCCATAAGGTCAAACAATTCATCCGGCGAAGGAGGAGGAATAGGCTTCTCTATGTTGTTGGCCTCCTGCCACCCCTCAAGAGCACTGTAAAACTCTGTAACCGTTGAGGACCAAAACTCGGAACGGGACCAGCCTAAAACTCCCATTCCAACTTGCATCCACCTTCGCCAAGGAAGATCGGTTACGGCGTCCCCTTGGCTCCTTCGTTTCCCTCGTCTTCTTTCAAGGACTCCTGGCCTGACAAGGCCACGCCTATGAATTTACCGAGCATAGCCAGTCCACTCAACGTCCCATGCTTGACCAGCAACTTTCCGAGCCCGTTGTAACTCAACTTTGGCTCAGACTGGGCGATGTAGATCATTCGCGCCACTTCTTCCATAGTGAAGGAAGGCCGCTCTTGCCGGAACTCATTTGAAATTTGGATGAAGGATCGTTTTAGGGTTGACTCCATGTTTGCGATATTCTCAAACGATGGAACCAGAACAAATTCCCTGTCCCCAATTTTTCCCTTAACTTCCCCCCGGGCCTCGTTAGCTGCTCCTGGTGTTTCCACTACCGCCTCCTGTTAATTTGTTGAACCTACCTTTTAGACGTGAGGCGTCAAAACCACCGGGCCGCTGGATTCCAGCGTCATGGAGTATTCCTGGGCCCCGTTATAGTTTCCGGTGTACTCGAATTTGGAAACCAAGAACGAGCCAGTGATAGTGTCTCCATCTTCAGCGGTCAACTGAAAATTGGCCATGGCCCCATTTATGGAGAACCCACGGACATAGTTTTCCCCAACTGAATCCTTGAATATTCCAGATCCGGAAATGGACAAGGACCGATCCCCCGTATTGGCCAGGAGAGTTTTCCAGGGCGCTTCGTCCTTCGTGGTGATGTCCACCACAGCGTTTGCAATGGACGCGGTAGCGGCCCGAAGACCTCCCACCGATGTGTAATCTGCCGGGGACACACCATCTGTCACCTTCAAAAGAAATAACCGGCCTTTAGATGCTCCGTAAGGGGTTGGCATTCACATCCTCCTAAGATTATGCGCTACCGGGCCAATCTGGTCCGGACATCGTACCTGATGACTCAAGTGTTATGTTGTAAAGCAACGCTCCATCGTGAGCCCCATTGTACTCTAAATTGGACACCATGAACAAGCCGGAAAAGTTCTCCCCGGACTCCTCAAAAATGACCCTACAAAGGTGCAAAGTATGGGAAAAAGACCACTGCTCCACTGCCTGTTGCCCTAGATCATTCTTAAAGACCCCTGTGCCAGTGAGAGTGATAGTTTGGTTACCACAGTCAGCCAAGATTTCACGCCACCCCGCGCTTTTTGTGCTAGTAATGGGGACAATTGTGTTCCCTATCTTTATCCCCGTGGTCTGGAGGCCCATGACCGTGACATAGTTGCCCTGGGTATTTACCTGGAGAAGGAAGTTCCTGCCTAGACGAATGCCGCTCATTTAAAACCTCACCCTTAAATTAAAATACAACTAGCGGCATCAGCGTTCCAACCGTTTCCCATCCTTGTTCCTGTAAAACGAGTCCTTGGTTCTTTCCACCCTCGGAAAAATAAACCGAATGGATGAGCAGTTGACCAGCACTAAGCGCAACACACGGGAGCCAATCTATCGACCGTCCATAATCACCCGTGCTGTCAAACATGGATTTACCAATCGTGGAAATGATCCCGAAAACAGAACCCTGAGCAATTAAATATCCTTGGCTCGTAACATCGGGGTTAGAGGCGAAGTCGGGGATGAAGGTATCCGCAACGCATGGTACTGATAGGGTTAGGAGTAAGAGAAGTGCTTTTACCATATTTGATGCGCCTGTGGGGGAGTGTAAAAGGTCTGAATCCCTGCGCTTGTTCCCCCGTAGCTTCCTCCTAAGTCTGTGCAATGCTTGCCCGAAAATACAACGTCTGTGAAAGTAATATTCGAAGCTCTTGGGTCGCTTGAGCCAATACCGGAAACGTTGATGTATGTCGGGCTTCCTCCACTTGAGGATTGAACCGTACAGCCTCCGGGGTCGCCTATAGCTAGGAAGTTTTTGGTTACGTTGATGGTGTTTCCGGCGGTGAGTTTAAGAATGCCTTGTTGGTTTCCGTAAATCGAAAGATTAGTCAGTGTGCATGTTGGCAACTTAACCACACTTAGAAAATTGGTTCCACTTTGTGAGTTTAGATTGTTTGGATAAAGCGTTAGGGTGTCGCTTCCGTTCCCGGAAAAAGTTCCAGACAGGTAATTTAAAGTTACGCCCATGCTACCACCCTGCCCAAGACACGCCGGGCCTGTTAGGGTTACGTTTCCAGCTTGATATATAAGCCCGGTTAGCATCCCGCCGTTGCCCGTCCAATTTCCTCCCGTGAGTGTCAGTCCTGCCGCCGCAGAATCATAAACATAACCAGCCGTGCCCGTGAAGTTTGCAATGCCGCATCCGCTAGTTGAAATAGTTAATACGGCAGGCACAACGTTTTGAAGATAGGTAAATGAATTATGATAAGTGAGTAATAGAGTGTGTGCAGATGTTCCGGTATGCACCAAATTCGGCCAATTATTAGTCGCATCCGTCAAAACAAAATTTCCCGTCATCTGTATCGTACACGCTGAGTTGTTTACGGTTCCTGCGGTGTAGAGAAGGGTGCCGGTCGAGAAGTTGAGGTTTCCGGCGAAGGTGACATTGCCTGCTGGCGTATTTATATTAAGTGTGGCATTTGTTAAAAATCCGCCAGTTGATTGGCAAGTAACTGCTCCTGACCCATTCATAACAATGGTTCCACTTGCCAGGCTTGCCGATGATGTGCAAAATATATTCCCGCCAACATAGAGTGTAAATCCGCCGGAGGGGTTCATATTGTTACTTGTAGCTCCGAGAATAAGATTTGTGCAGTAAAGATCACTGGCTAGAGTTACTCCACCAGAAGTCGCAGATGACCAATCAAGATTAGCGAATGTCACACCAGTCGATGTATTCATATTTGCCGGATTTGTAAAATTCAAAGTTGCTCCTGTAGAATAAACACTCCCTGCTGTCCAACCCAATGTTCCTGTGGCATAGTTTAACAAGCCAAGAATTGTCACGGTTGCTCCGGGGGCATTAAACCAAAGGCCTGAATTTACCGAACCTGTGCTAGTTGTTTGAATGCTTCCACTATTGACGAAAGTTATTCCCATACCCGCAACTGACCCCGACCCCAAACTCACCGCACATCCTGAACCTGTCATGGCGATTCCGTTGGTGGCGAGGGTGGCGGTAAAACCGTTGCCGACAGTGAAGATGCCAGATACTGACACCGGCCCACCCGTTTCGGTAAATGTCCCCGTAGAGTTATATCTGAGATAGGGAATGACCACCGTTCCAGGCGTGAAGGTATTTGCCGCCATGTTCCAAAACCCACCCGATGAAGTCACGGTAACACCCGAAACTAAGGTGATATTTCCGGTCGTGGTTAGATTATTTCCCGCCTGATAAATCGTGGTCGTGCATCCAGCAGAAGCAGTAATGGTTGCTGACGCTTGATTCCCTATCAGCGTCACATTCCCCGAACCGTTTGATAAAAGAACCGTATCCCCTGGCGCCGGGAAAGTTCCTGTATTCGTAGCGGAGTTATAAGCTACAGTTGACCATGTTGAGGTGACGGCCCAACTTCCCGCCGCTAATGGGCCGCGCAAATAATAAGTTGTCGCCCCAAACGATTGAGAGGCTAGGAATAAAAAGAATAGGGCCTTCTTCATTTGACACCTGCGAGGTCAATGGAACTTTGTCCTGTAAATGTTCCAGCAGAAACTGCGGCACCATTAAATCCAAGTATAGGTCTGCTCGGTGCCTGAGCGTAAATCGTCCTATCCACATTTATTCCAGTGGCAAAGTTAGGACCAAGAGTGACTGGACCCCAAAGGGTAGCCACTCCATCAGTTATCCAAAATCCACCATTCGTCACTTGATCTGAACTTGTCACCGAGAACCCACGAAGGTTGTTGTAGTATCCCGTGACCGCAGTAGATAGGGTTTGGGCAGAGGATGAAACAGCGTTGTTTGTAAACGAATATTGAAGAGGTGTTGGGGTGGCTGTCGGAGTCAGCGTTCCAGTAGGAGTGGAGGTTGGTGTAAAGGTAAAGGATGGAGCGATGATAATTGATGTTCCTGAATTTAGTCCAAAAGTCCCAGCCTCAATCGTGGCAATTTGAGCGAGTTGAGTTTGAACGGAATAGACTAAAGCGACCTGAGTCAATTGAATATCTTTCCCAGCCATCAAAGTTGCATTTGGAGTTGCAACATTTACTTGAATGGTTGTTCCAGCTGATAATCCAACCGTTCCACCAACAACCGTTACCGGATATTGTGGAGTTGGAGAACTACTGAACAACCAATTAGTTATCGATACACCCGTTCCGCCAGTTATTGATACAGCTTGAATGGACGGCAAATTGATAACTGACACAGGATACTGTGGAGTTGGACTAGAATTAAACATCCAGTTTGTAATCGAAGTTCCAATCCCACCTGTTAATGAAACCGGTAGTGCTGAACTAGCTGAAACTAAATAAGTCGTTGGAACTACTTGTGGTGTAAGATTTGCAACTGTTATCGAATTAATAACACTTACCGGAATTTGAGGGGTTGGAGAACTACTGAACAACCAATTAGTTATCGATACACCCGTTCCGCCAGTTATTGATACAGCTTGAATGGACGGCAAATTGATAACTGACACAGGATACT